AATCCAAAATTCTTCACTTCCCCATTCTGTAATATTCTCATTCAGGTCACACCAATTACAAAACTTCCTTTCCCAAGAACTACGACAAATGATATTACTCACATCACCTTTATATTTCCTTGGTTTGGTTGGTTTAAATAGACTTTTAATACTTTCTCCCATTATCTCATATACATAATATATAAGGTCAAATAGTATTTATAAATGCCATCCGTAAGAACAGTATCTAACATTAAAGCCAATCTATTAAGGCCAGCGACTACTTCTCATTTTGAAGTATCGATACCCATACCTCCTGAAGGTCCATTTGGAAAATGGTTGGGTATTGGTAAGCAAGATAAGATTAATTTGATGTGTTCAGAAGCAATATTGCCTGGATCTAGTTTGGCAACATTTGAAACTAATAATGACAGAACTGGTGTAACAGAAAGATTTGTGCATCGTAGAATATTTGATGAAAGAATTGATTTGACATTTTATGTGGACGCAGGATTATACCAACCAATTAAATTTTTTGAAGAATGGATAGATTTTATTACTAATGGAAGAAATCTTGCAGGTGCATCAAAAGAGTCTGCATTACTTACTCCTGATTATGATTATAGAATGAAATATCCAGATAGTTATATTGCATCAGGATTAACGATTACTAAGTTTGAAAAGGATCATAAAAATCCTTTAACGTATGAGTTTGTAAGATCATATCCTCTTTCAATATCTTCAATGCCTGTTTCTTATGAAGGATCTTCATTGTTAAAGTGCTCAGTTTCAATGACTTATGTTAGATATGTAATTAAAAATCTTCATAGGGTATATGTGTTACCTCCATCTTTACCTGAACAAGCACAGTTTAATGGTGGATTTTTAAATAATATTGCAGGTAATTTAGTTGATGCTGCAGTAGATAGAATAACAGGTAATGATAGGTTGGGAGATTTTGCTGGAGCAGCCGTGAGAACATTTTTATAAAAAGTCTTATATATAAATATATGACTTGTTATAAGACATTATGCCTTTACCAAAAATTGCTACCCCGACTTATGAGTTGGAGTTACCCTCGACAGGACAATCGATCAAATATAGACCATTTCTAGTTAAAGAAGAAAAGGTTCTTGTAATTGCTCTTGAGAGTGAAGATAATAAACAGATCACGAATGCTATTAAAGCAGTTCTTAAGAGTTGTATTCTTACTAAAGGTGTGAAGGTTGAATCTCTTCCTACTTTTGATATTGAATATCTATTTTTAAATATTCGTGGTAAGTCTGTTGGAGAAGAACTTGAAGTTAATGTGATTTGTCCTGATGATGAAAAAACTACTGTTCCTGTGATAATTAATTTGGATGAGATTGAAATTCAAAAGAATGAAAATCATTCAAATAAAATTAAAGTAGACTCTAATATTATGATGGAGTTAAAGTACCCATCTCTTGATGAATTTATTAAGAATAATTTTGATTTTAATGATAAGAATGCAATGGATCAATCATTTGATTTGATTGCAGCATGTATTGATAAAGTTTATACTGAGGATGAAGTTTGGGCTACTGCTGATTGTACTAAAAAGGAAGTTAAAGAATTCCTTGAGTCAATGAATTCCCAACAGTTTAAAGAGATTGAAGCATTTTTTGAAACTATGCCTAAATTATCTCATACTATTAAGGTTACTAATCCTAAGACAAAAGTGAAGAGTGATGTCGTATTGGAGGGTTTAGCGTCTTTTTTCGCGTAGCCCTACTGCATATGAGTTTAGAGGATTACTTTAAACTAAATTTTGCCTTGATGCAGTATCATAAATATAGCTTGACAGAGATTGAAAATATGATGCCTTGGGAAAGAGACATTTATGTGGCTCTACTTCAACAACATCTTGAAGAAGAAAAGTTAAAGCAACAACAAGCGAATGCCTAGTAAAGTAAAACTTACTGATCCAGTAGAAATATTATATGATTATGGGTATCTAACTAACGATACTCCATATTTTCCTGCCTTGAGAACAGCAGTAGGTGAATTTGCGGAAGATGAAAGTATAGGGGGACAATATAATATAGATTATTTGATGATTCTTCAAACAGAATTGAAGAATGAATTGAAATTAAAAAATAAAAAAATAAAAGCTTCTAAGTTATTTGGTAGAAAAGAGAGTACAACGAAAGCAGACACTACAGGGACTAGTACTCTTGCTATTAGAAAGAAAAATATAGATTCTGGGAAACTCATTCCTGCTCCTGAAAATGAAAAAAATCAAGAAAATCTTGCCATAGTTTTAAGTGGTATTGATTCTATTGTTAAAACTTTAAAGGATGAGAAAAAGCAAGATAAGAAACATTTTTCCTTTTTGAGGAAAATGGTTGAAAGATTCAATAGAAGAAAGAAAGAAAAAAAATTAGAATTTAAAGTATTTGAAGGTTTAAAAAAGGCTGCATCAACCATACTAGAACCAGTAAAGAGTGCATGGAGTAAAATAATAGGATTCCTGCAAGCAGTTCTTCTTGGTAGAGCTCTTTTTAAGATAATGGACTGGATGGGCAATCCTGATAATAAGAAGAAATTGGATAATATTTTGAGATTTGTTAAGGATTATTGGCCTACAATGTTGGCTGCATATTTATTATTTGGAACTGGGTTTACCAGTATGGCTGTTGGGTTGGTGAAATTTATAGCATGGAGCACGGTAAAACTTTTGGGATTAGTTCCTAAATTAATGGCAGCACTTGCTAAATTAAAATTAGGAAAGATATTAAAAATGATTCCTGGTGGACCACTTCTTAAGGGAGCTCTTCTTCTTGGTGGTACTGTAGCAACAACTTATGGTATTGGTAAGATGTTGAATAAGGATAAAGAAGCAGAGAATTTAGCAGCAGCACAGAATCAATCAACAGAGAAACTTATAGAAGAGGGAATGGATCCTGGTGATGCAGCAACAACCAGTCAGTCAGTAGTTACTAGTAATAGTAATAGGATGACTGATACTAATTTGAGAAGTGACAATAATGTGCTTCAAACAGGAATGAATGATCCTTTAGGTGGTGGATTTAATAAATTTGCTCAAGGTGGTTTTGTATCTGGTCCTGCTGGTGTAGATAAAGTTCCTGCAAGATTAACTGCTGGTGAGTTTGTGATGAGTAAAGGAGCAGTTCAAAAGTATGGTGCTAATACTCTTGCTTCTATGAATGCTGCTGGTGGAGGAACTAATAGACCAACAGTTATGAATCAATATAATCAAGGTGGATCAGTTAGTAACTACTTTAATCAAGGTGGATCAGTTAATGAATCAGTTAGTAACTACAACCAAGGTGGATCAGTTAGTGAATCAGTTAGTAACTACAACCAAGGTGGATCTGTTGAGGAGCATAATTCATTAACTAACTTTACTCAAAGATTCCAAGGTGGTGGACAAGTAAGGCAGATGGGTAGAGGTGCTTCCAAAAAAAGAATGGAACTTGCTCGTGAACAGAAAAGAATGAATACTCCTGATGCACCATCTAAAAAGAAGACAACGATTGCTTATCAGGATCAAGGTGGTTCCATGAAGTCTTCTGGAGGCACACGTCAACCAGGTAATAAGGAGATACCATCTTTTGATGCAACAGCAATGAGGTCTCCTGATAAAATAAGAGTCTTGGGTATTAGTGTATAATGGCAATAACTGCAAATAAACTTTTAGGAAAGAAGGAAAAGGGTGGGGCATTAGCAACCATCCCTAAAAGTCCTTTAGTTTCATATAAGTCTATTGATCCTTCTGATATTAAAAAATCGGAGAGTGGTGGTTTAGAAAAAACTCTTTATACTATTAGTACAAAGGTAATTTTAATTAATGATCTTTTGAAGGGAACTTTTGCTGAAAAGAAAAAAAGGCAAAAGGATGAGGTAAAACAAAAGGAGGATGCTGAAAGAGTAAAACAAGAAAGAGATATAGAAGGTGAAGATAGTGATGATGAGGAAGAAGATAATAAATTAAAAATGCCTAGGCTAAGTTTTTTAGATGGCATAAAGAAATTTGTTAGTAATGTTCTTCTTGGATGGTTAACTATCCGATTACTTGATTTTTTACCACAGATAATG